TCAACCGGTTTTAACAAAACTTATGATCAGCATCTCTTATGGGATGAGTTTTGATTTTGGTATCGCAGGATACACTTTCGCCTTGACAGGATCCTGAAATTATGGGATTCTATATGAGTCGAGAGGGATTTACCCCAATGCGCACTGTTTACGCTCTCCAGTTCCTTACTCCTACTGCTGAAGGTTCCACTGCTTGGATTACACATTTGCAGACTGATACTGAAGCGCAAGCATGGCAGTGGTTGGATAGGTTGGAGAGGTTTGAGTATCCTACCAAGCGTTGGCGTTGGGTACTCGCAGCAGAGAATACTTCCTATTCTTTCGCTTAATTAAACTGTCCTGAGCAAGACACTAAACTGCTCACCACCAGTTCTTTACACTTTTGGACTCATGGTTGCTTACACTTCCTACGCTGAAATGTCTGAGGAAGAATATAATCAATTCCTGAAAGAATTCTATCAGGAGAATGGACCAAAACCTGATAATTACGACTTCCAAGACTTCATCGAAGACGATCGATTTAACATGTATTGATAACACAAACTCGTGAAAGGAGTTAGTTATGCTAACTCTTTTTTTCTATTTGTTATATCGGTATTTCAAGGCAGGGTGCGCCTGTAGGTAGTCTACACCATCCTGGTCTCCTGTAAAGGGTTTTTCACATATCGACACATTCAAATCTCTTATCAATCGAATTTGGTTTTTGGTATCGCAGGATACAGTTTCGCCTTGACAGGATCCTGGATATATGAGATTCTTAATGAGTCGAGAGGGATTTACCCCATGCGCAAGATCGAAACCCAGATGAATCAAGCGATCCAGAATGAGATTGACTGGAAAAAAGATAACACTAAAGTTGTCTATGAAGAAGGCGTATCTCTTGTCTATTTGTATGACAATCTCATCGCAATGGTTGGTGATACGTGGTTAGAACTGTTCGATGCTGGACATCAAACTAACACCACAAAATCGCGCATGAACGCTATTCTTGAAAAGCATGGCAATGGTGAAAGAATCTATCAGAAAGATTATCAGTGGTTCCTGTCAACTAAGGAAGGAGATGTTGAGTTTAATGGCACTGCCAGACTTGACTGATTAAGTTAACCTAACTGTCCTGGGCAAGACATAAAACTGCTCACCACCAGTTCTTTACACTTTTCGACCAATGTTTGAAGTACTTCTTGCAACTGCACTGATGGTTGGTAATGTAGAGATTGGACCTGGAATCTATCAGGAACAATATATTACTGTTGTCGATAATGTGCCTGTTTTAGTAGAGTTTGAGTCTGATGTAGAGTGATCTTAATATAAAACTACCCACTCAATCCACTCCACTAATTAACAATCATGCCTGACGCAGTTTCCTATCCTCAAGCATTCAATCTCGCAGTTTGCTGTAACTTAGGTGAGGAGTTTATTGAGTGCTATGGGTCTGCAATTCGCTGGCAGGATTGTCTAATCGACCTGGGAGAACTTATGGCATTTATTGAAACAAACTGAATGGTCGTTAATTAAAACTTAAGAGGTGCTGAGTTCTTTATACTTAGCACCTCTACGGTTTGTGACACTCAAGTATTTTTGGGCAGGGTGCGCCTGTAGGTAGTCTACTTGATTTTGGTCTCCTGTAAAGGGTTTTTCACATATCGACACATTCAAATCTCTTATCAGACTGATCAGAAAAAATCATGAGTCCAAGACGTTAAAAGTGGCAAGGGATCGACTAGATTAGTGGAGCAACCGCACCAAGGGCGAAGCAATGACCACCTCCTACCAAAACGATGCTCTCCTGCAGCGCGTGTTGAGCAACCTTCACGCTACAAATCCTCAGGCAGCAGCAGATCTTGAGTTCGATCTTGCACACATTGAGGATGAAACTATCGCGCAAACCTTTACTGTAACTGTAAAGGGTGAAGTTGTTACTTTCACCTCTACACTTTCTGATTCTCAAGTGCTGCAAACCCTGCGTGGGATGCGTTCTAGTTTCGCTCAAGATCTTGCTGCTAAGTTTAATCGTCTAAGTGAAAAGCAATACGCTTGGGCGCACAAGTTGGCAGTTGATAATACTCAACCCCAAAAGGTTGATAATACTCAACCCAGTGAATTCGAAGCGTTGTTTAATGCTTTCGAGGCAGCAAAAGCAAAGGGTGCTAAGCGTCTGACGCTGCGATTTGAGGGTATTAACGTGAAACCTAATCGTGATCTTAGTGCCCTTTGGGTTACATCGCAGACTGAAAAGGAGCAGGGTAACTATGGTCTGCAACCCAAATACCTTGGCAAGGTGACACGTCAACAGATTGATTCGCGTCTCTCTGAGGATGTTAAAGAGGTGATTCTGAGCGCCTCTAAAGACCCTCTCACTGCAGCGATTCGCTATGGTAAGGTAAGCGGTGAGTGTTCATGTTGTGGTCGTGAACTAACTGATTCTCAGTCAATTGAGCGTGGCATTGGTCCTGTCTGCGCTCGCAAGTTTGGGTGGTGATATAACGAACTGTAGGGTGCTAAGTTATACTTGGCACCTGCAGTGAATTATATTGTCTTATAGATGTTTCGTGTATTATAATTAGCGTGTATTCGTGATTAATTCGTGATTGTTTATGCGTGTATTCGTGAATTGTCAGTGTCGTGAATAGGCAGTATTTGCGATTAATTTGTTATTGTTTATATTTTGCGTTACCCCGTTTATAAAAATCGATAAGTCCCTAACCTACAGAGGTGACAAAACGCGAGAGAACTATCAATTTCATAAAATTTTTCCGGAGGTATTTTAAATGTTTGGATGGATTCACAAAAAAGGAAAATCAAGTCGCCCCAACAAAAATAAAGCAAAGGGTGCCGCAAGAACTTGTGCTCAAAAAAATGCTGCAAGAAAACGCAGAAAGAAAAAATGAAAATCAAACCTTATTGGAGTTTCTGGAAAGTTGTCTTTGCGGGATGGTTGATACGATATCCAAAGAATGTATTTCGAATAATTGGAATACCCCTTGGGATATTGATAGTGACCATATATAATGCGATAAGCAAATAAAATTCCGGAAAAATTTTTATGAAAGAAAAAGTTTATCATGTATATGCAAAGGATCAGTGCATATATCACAGTTTGTCAGAGGAAAAATTTTCTGAAACTTGGGATATGCTGCACAGGATGATTGAGTTCCTTGATATGAATATTAAAAAGGAAGATTTAACTTACGAAGAACTTCATGTTTGTAAGGAAATCAGTTTAAATTCGTCGCATTGACAAGTCATATATAGACTGATAAAATTGAAATTGAAGAACGATTTAACTTATGACAAAAGGATTTACTGTTAAAGCATCAGCACCAAAAACTCAAACTGAAGAGTGGGATATTGATGCAATCAAAGAAAGGATGCGAGGTAAGAGTATTGTTTTCTGTCTCCCAGGACGCGGATGTTCTTTTATCTTTCTGAAGAACTTTGTACAACTGTGCTTTGATATGGTACAGAATGGCATGAGTATTCAGATCTCACAAGATTATAGTTCAATGGTTAACTTTGCACGTTGTAAAGTACTTGGAGCAAATGTACTTCGCGGACCTAAGCAGATTCCCTGGGACGGAAAACTGCAATATGATTATCAACTCTGGATTGACTCGGATATTGTTTTTGACACTAACAAGTTCTGGCAACTCTGTGATCTTGCTCTCAATGAGGAAGGTGAGGAGAAGGAAATCGTCGCAGGATGGTACGCAACTGAGGATGGTCACACAACTTCTGTCGCACACTGGTTGGAAGAAGATGATTTTCGTAAAAATGGTGGAGTGATGAACCATGAAACTGTCGAGTCTATCTCAAAGCGTCGTAAACCATTTACTGTAGATTACACTGGTTTTGGTTGGGTTCTGATCAAGCATGGAGTCTTTGAAAACCTTGAGTATCCTTGGTTTGCTCCAAAGATGCAAGTTTTTGATTCTGGCAATGTTCAAGATATGTGTGGCGAAGATGTTTCATTCTGTCTTGATGCAAAGGCAGCGGGCTTTGAAGTCTGGTGCGATCCTCGTATTCGCGTTGGCCACGAAAAGACTCGTATTATCTGATGGAAAAACTCTACAATCTTTCTTATAAAGGTCGTACAATTTATAAAGATCTCAGTGCAGAAGACTGTGCTGAGATTCTTCAAGATCTCTCAGAGCGTTTTTACTCGGGAGAAGATATTGATCCTAATCTAATTGAAATGGAGGAAATTACAAATGGCTAAAGGCGGCGGATCTAATAAGACTATTTTCGAAGCAGGAGCACCTAAGAAAACTCGTCAAGGACGTTCTCCTCGTACATTGCTAAGTGCAACCTCTCGTAATGGACGTAAGAAAAAGTATCGAGGTCAAGGAAAATAATATAGATAGAGCAGGATTTACTCCTGCTTTTTTTGTATCTTAATATGGCATATCTAAATCATAATCTTCCGACAATTACTTGTTACATTCGCAATGAGTTTCTTTATAATCATAAAAAAGGTCATGGTGAGGTAACTTTATGTGACGTACACTCCGTAGCGTCCTTAGAGAAGCGTGTACCCCTCTTTGAGGCGTTTCTAGAGAATGGAGTCAACTGGACTCGTAGACCTATTCATGCATTTTGTTGGAAACCTGATGCACCAGTTCCTCAATTAGAAGAATGTATGTGGTGGGATTGTTTTTCTCCTTATATCGATGTTCAAGTTCGTTCAAGATTGGCTAACTTACGTGCTGAACTGATTAACTATCGTGGAGAAAAGAATGAAGGAACCTATCTATTCACTCTTGATTGGTCATGGGAGTCAAAATCTACTCTGAATACTAACTTTAGTGAGACTCCAGAGCATAAATGCGCTCATTTTTTCAAGATGGATAATGGAAACTTCTATGCATATCCAAATAATAAGATTTTATGGTACGATGATGCATGGACAAAGAATAGAATTACCAAAAATCCAGGTTATGAGATTGATCTAACTGAATACTCCGTCGAAAATCGTCGCAAAATTGAAACATCTGACGATTTTATGTACGAAATTACAAATATCGGGATAGCAACCCCGTAAAAAGTTCTGATTTTCAATAATCAGGAGCAAAAATGAACCAAAAAATGCTTAGAGAAATCGCAAATGACGATTTGAACCCTAAAAAACACGATTTTTATCATCAAAATGAAATTCATGAAAAAATTCGCAATGATGAAGACTACGATGATTGGGAATATGGAACAGAACCCCTTTATGAATCAAAAAATCGGTAATAAATAAGATAGATTAATAAAATTATCATCATTTCTTATGCCTTCTGAAAGGATAAGCAAAGCATTTAAAGACATTAGTTTATCCTTTCAGGTTAATCCCCTGAATTATGATTTGATTGCGATCAAAAATGAGACTGCAATTGCGCGTTCAATACGTAATCTAGTTTTGACTCAACCAGGAGAAAGATTTTTTAACCAAAATCTTGGATCCAAGGTAAATCAGTCTCTTTTTGAAAATATCGATGACATTAGTGCTTCTATACTTCGCGATGAAATTAGAAACACTATTGAAAATTATGAACCAAGAGTTGATTTAATTGATGTTGTAGTCACCCCAAATTATGATGATTACGAATTTAGCGTGAATGTTAGTTATTATATAGTTGGTGTTGATGTATTACCCCAACAGTTAACATTTGCATTACAACCAACACGATAATGGCACTAGTTAATTTTACAAACCTAGATTTCGATCAAATCAAGACTTCGATCAGAGATTATCTGAGATCGAACTCAAACTTTACTGATTATGATTTTGAAGGATCTAATCTTTCTATAATCTTAGACGTTCTGGCGTATAATACATACATTTCCTCATATAATGCTAATATGATTAGCAATGAGGTTTTTATTGATAGTGCTACTCTCAGAGAGAATGTTGTTTCAATTGCAAGAAGCATTGG